GAGGGAGCCAACATGCTACACCCGGCAAGATTCGCCAGGCGCGGATAAACCGAACGCATGTGGTCGCTCCAATCCTTACTTAAGGGACCCTCTTAACAGAGCTATACCATTCTTGGTAAGCGAGGTTAACGGAACCACCGGTGCCAACCCAGCAAGCTGGGAGGGATCACCATCTCCGCGATAGAACGGCGCGGATCTTCCGTTCAAGAATCACGAGCGTCGATGCACTTGCTCGATCCTCTAAAAGGGAATACCGCTTAAGCATCGACTCGTACCAGTCTTTAACCTCCACCGGTACACCTCTCTCGAGGGCAACGGTAGGAAGGTTGGGCCAAACTGCAGAACCCAAGCTGCTAAGCGAGGGGAGCATGGCTCTTACTACAGCTTCAGCCTCCTGGTCGGAGGTTGCTGCCTCAAGAACGACATACTCTGCAGGCATCCACCGAACGGCGTCAGCCATTCGACTGGAGCTATACAGAGCCTTGTTCGCTCTCTGAGCACGGCTAGAGAAGCTACGGTAACGCTCATCGCGTGCCCACACCCTTTCGATAATTGGTGTGAGCCGCTCCTCTAGAGGAATGCCGAAGGGATTCCAACCCAGGCCAAACGGTTCTGGCAAATCCCCGATGAATGCGAGTACGCGCTTATGGCGCGCGCGCATCATCAGCAAGCTTCGTGGACCAAGTTGAGCGGCGAAAGCTACAAAACTTTCGTCACTGACTTGACCTTTCCACTTGAATCCTCGAACCACATCGGATGAGGAGATGACGCGACCAGCAAATTCCGCTACGGTGTCCGATGACAGACCCTTGTGGTCTGCCACCTTCATACCCCAGTGGATAAACCAGCCGCGGACAACTGAGGCAACTTCGTAATCCATAATGACGAGATCATCGCCAAGGATCACGTAGGGGAGGACCTGATCAAGGTCCCAACCGCACTCTGCGAACGCCGCCTGGACAACACAGTGGTGCCAGAGGGCAAAACACGCAAAGGTAGGGTACAACCCTAACGGGGAACCCACAGTCCACCTGAGCGTGGTAGCCTTTAGTGGGTTGCGCTTGAAATTATTCACGCGCCATTCACCCCGACAAGTTGCTCTGAGAAATTGGAGCCACCGAGTCGGTACACCACAACGGGAGAGAAACTCCAGTTGGAAGTCAAGGGGAGCACGGTCTGTCGCATTGGACAGATCCATGCTGACCGCAGGTTTCCCTTCGGCCAACCATGACTGGACCATTCGGACGCCTTGGTCGTGGTCGAACGTGCAATCTTGTGGGATCGCACGCAGAGCACGAAACAACGCCCTCCCAAGGGGCTGCAAAGCCGCTTGGTATACTCGGTAGGGGTTCGCAGCAAACCTTAGCTTGAACCCTGCCTCCTGGATTAAGGAGATCACTCCCATCTTCGGAATTTCCACAAGTGGAGGTCCCGAACGGAGTTCGTCTTCCATATTCTGCTCAAGAATAGGGAGGATATAGTTCTCCAAACCTTTACAGGTTCCAGAAAGGATATCCCAATTCTCCATCGTCCAGACTGTTCGCTCAATGAGAACGTCCAGGCTGTTGATGAGTGTCTCTGGTTCAGGTGCCGTAGGTTTCGCACCTATGGTTTGAGGAGCTCTCTTGGAATCCCGCGTCTGATAATCAAACAGACTATCACCTGTGATACTATCTACGGTGATACGGACCTTGAGAGGGGACTTGTGGACAACGGCCAGACCATGGGCCATCTGTGATGACTCTAGGGCTGGGGATACAATGGCAGCAGTGAGATTATCCCACTGCTCCTCTGTACACCAGACTTCATCAGAGTGGTGCACCAACGAGGTGTATACCATCACGGCATTCCACGCCGTCCGGAATGACTTAGGTGTCAACCGGAACAAAAGTCCAAACGGGCCTTTAGGGCCCTCCTTACGATACTTGATCCAGCTCGACAGACCAAGGAGTGGAGGTAACCCGGCATAATGCCGGAGCAAATTTACCTTGATCGCCTTGATTCGCTTAACAGCCTCTTCAGCGCCATTGTTGGCAACCCATTTCTCAACGAGCTGCGCAATTTGTACGGCGGACGAGCGGGTCAAACCGACTACTTGGAGACGTTGTGACGCTGCTGCGGTGTCGAACACCAGTTGTTGCCCTCCTTTCAAGAGGTACACAACAGCAAGGCTTTCACGCCTAGGCGACGACCTGTCACCATTTGAGATGAGGGGC